AGTAATTAATAACATAGACAACTCGCAGCGTGTGAATGCCCCACAGGCATCAACATCATCCGGTGGGGCATCAGTCTCACTACGAGACACACACAACAGCTATATGCGATTTCAAGAACGTCGCATGTCGCGTATTTTTTAATCTTCAGCTAACTTACTGAAATAGCTGAGTGTATCATCCTCATCCTCATCGGGTGAGGATGTTTTCATTTGTGGGGCCCGAGCAGCCCGAGGAGCTGGAGCCGCTGCCACTGGCTCATCTTCCATACGGCTTTCTGAAATCTTATCAGCAGTCACACCTGTCGGACCACCCTTTAGCACCATGTCCAACTTCTTCTTTAGCTCATCATAGCTCTTGAAGTTCTTGGCATCAGTGAATTCAGTCAAAGAATGTTGCTGATTCCAGATGGCCTCAATGGCGGTATCATCATCAGCAATTGCTGACACAGCATCAAATTCCGACTTGTCATAGTTGCGATATCCTTCAACATTACGAATCTTCAACTTGAAGCTGGCACCCTTCCAGAAATCGAATGGATTGGTTGGATCCTCATCCTCGAACTGAGGTTGCATCACATCCTTAATCTTGTCGAAAATCTTCTTGCCATACTTGTACAAGAATACCTTGCCCTCGTTCTGAGGATTGGCTGAGTCCTTGATTACAAGAATGTTGGAAATGTAAGTGAGCTTACGCTTCTGCTTCCGAGCAATTTCCTTGTTGCTCTCAATGCCAGAGTTCCACAACTCGTTGTTCAGCTCAGAAACAGGATCCGGAAGATTCAATGTGGTCAAGCTGTTCTCAATGTACCAGCGACCTGAAGGACCTTGGAATCCATGATTCCAGATACGTACCCAAGGAAGCTCTTCTCCCTTTGGCGGCGGCAAGAACCGAATCACGGCGTAACCATTGCCTGCCTTATCTACTGCCGGGCTCCAGAACCGGTCATCATCACGGCGTTCACCTGAAGCGGGCTTTGCAATCTTTTCCACCTCTTTCATGAGGTTGTCGAAGTTGCCACGACTCTTGCGTAAATCTGATAAACTACTGAATGTCATTGTATTTCTCCTTGTATGACGGTGTATAAAACGGTGTATGAAACGTGTGACCTACCATAACAAATTAGTACTCCTCATCAAACTCATAACGAATGTTGTCTCCATAATCATCTTCATCTTCATCTTCCAGCATATCATAGATAGCATTCCGATGTTTCCCAAACTTGTCCTTCTCAATTTTCTTGGGACGTTTGAAGTCACGATAATCTTCTTCATAATCCCAATCACGTTGTTTACTCATAAAATGCCTTGTTGGTAATCATTGCCAGTTTGTCCTTCTCCACTTTGATGAAAGGTGAATACTTGTGTATCAATCGTGAAATGGAATTCCAAACCGGGTCAAAGACTAGTTGTTCATCCACCTCAGATGTAAATTTATATAATTTATTTAGAATTACAAGTGTTTCTAACCGACATCTTTTACCACAATATGCCTTTAAAATCACGGGATGTCCTTGAGAACAATCCCAGACATCTTCCAGTTTCGTGACTTGTGAAGCCAAATATTGTACATCCTGTGTGTAATTATATGTGAGGCTTTCTTGAACACGCTTCCATTCCAGAAACACTTCTGGGCCTGTGTTCTCAAAAATACCCCACTCATTACCATTCAGGAAGTTGGCCACCAGATAATTGATGAATTCTTCTTCCTGATAGTTGTATTGTTTCATCAACATTTCCAACTTCTTTTTGAAACTGGTTTTCACACCCGCCTTGGGCTTTCTAGGAGTGATTCCACTTCGGATATCATAGTTATCAGTTGTGAAGTGCAATCGCAAAGCTGTGTAAATCTTGTAAGCGTCAGTTACATTCATACAGGAAGTTTAGGTGTTTTCTTCAACAAGTTCATTTCTTCTGCTTCAGCTCGAATCTTTTCCTTTAACGAACTGGTAATCATTGTAGCCACTGCCACAGGTTCTATTCCTTTGTTTTCACAATACTCCAACAAGGCTTCAAAACATCCAATCTTTCTTTGTATGGCTTGTTTCTCAATATGTATGGAAAATTCCGTGGAGTTGTTGAATTCTCGGGTGATGAGATATTCCACTGTTAAGACTTTTGAATCTTCTGGTTGTTCAGTCATGTTATAGGCTCATAAAAAATATGTCCACCAATTTGAACTACAGGTCGTGCAAATGACCAATTGGGTTTCACTTTTGTGTTGTGAAAATAGAGTGCATTCTCTAAACTAACAACTTTAATGTTAGTTGTCAAGACCTTCTTGGCAATTTCCACAGATTGATTATACAGGTTGTTGTTGAACCGTGCTTTGGGCCCACAGGTCCAGGAAAATTGACAACCCCGTGAATTTCTTTGATATACAACGTCGCAAACCGTTTTAGGAAAACCAGGGTGTCGGACGCGGTTCATAGTCACGGTCGCAACAGCTAGTTTTCCCAAATACGGTTCTGCGGGAGCTTCATAATAGATGTTTTTTGCCAAACAATTCACATCTTCCTGGGATATCTCAATTTCATCAACAACGGGAGCTATAGATTTAACACCATTAGTATTGGGAATTAACAAAAGAAACAACACAACAATTGCAATATATCGCATATCACCCCCATGTTAAATTAGAATCCAGAACAGCTATTACCTCCACATCCACAAGTTCCTTCCTTGAATTGTTCAGTGCAATCTGGAGGACATAAATTTGTACAAGCGTCCAAACGAACCACAACTGTGTCACCTTGACGGCTATAATAAGTATCAGGTTGTCCTGCATCCACCTCAGTTTCATTTTCTTCATATACACCAAAACGAATTACATATACTTCCAGTTGTTCTCCTTCAGCATTAACTGCTTCCAAGAACATACGATATCCGCCTACAGCTAAATCTGCTGGTGGTGTCACTACAAGATTACCATCTTCATTCTGTGAAACGAATGGTAAACAATCTCGAATGTGAGTACCCCAAATAATGTCATCAATACGAACAGAAACAGCAGGTGATGAAACAGTTAAAGGAATAATCAATTCAGTTCCACGCTTCACCTTGTGATATGGTTCTGATGGTGACAGGAACAACTCGCTGTGTGCCAATGCTTGAGCTAACAAATTGGGTGTGGTTCCATAAATGCTTTCATTACGGAACAACATATCAGGAACACCAGATGAAATGAATTCACTTTGAATATCGGCTGCTGACTTTGTTGGCTCATCTGCAATATACTGACAAATTAAGCCGCTGACAAGGGCTGCAGCATAAGATGTTCCAGAACCTTCAGCCAATCCACCTGCAATATTGGCGATTTCCACATCAATACCTGGTGCAGTGATGTCAACATCTGGTCCCCAGTTGGATCCTGCACCAGCTGACCAAGAAATGACACGGTCAAAAGCATCGGAAGCAGCAACACCAATCACAGTATTTAAACCAACAGGTGAAAGTGTGTTGGCATCTGAAATGGTGTTACCTGCTGAAGCCACCACTACTAGTCCGGCATTTTTCAATTCTTGAATTTTCAAATCAAGTACTAAACTTTTGGCAACTGACCAGGAACAATTCACAACCTTAACAACAGATGGTGTGAGATTATGGTCAGCAAGAACGGCATCAAAAGCAGTTAGTAGATTGCTGACAGGAATTTCCACGCCAGTTTCAATTTTCACAGCCTTCAATAAAGCATGTTTAGATGCACCAACATTGGCTCCTGCAATCAAACTTGCAATTGCAGTTCCATGTCCTATTTCATCTTGAGGATCATCATTATATGAATATAGTTGAATTACAGAAGTTTCAGAAAATTCTGGGTGTGTTCCATCAATACCAGAATCCATGACGTACACGGTAACATTTTCACCAAAATTCTTTGGTGTATATACATTACGCATAGGTAACAACTTGCTATTCAACCGATTCAAGGCCCAAGCACCAAGAACAGGTGTAGTGATTACATCTTCTTCAACATGAGTGACTTGTGAATATGCTGAAAAATCTGAGCTTTCAGCAGTGACATTTAATACTTTGATAGCATCCAATGTCTTGTTAACAACAATGCCAGCAGATGTTAAACTAGAAACTAGTTCAGAAACATTGCCGGTATACACAATATTATACGTAGCCATAAAATCTCCAAGTGGTTAAACTGACCGAGGTGTTTGTGTATTATTTATGTTATTTTTTACGGCCCAATCACGCTCCATACAGAAAAAACATCCCCCACACGCTGTTACACGATTTTCTTGTTTTTTAGGGGCTCCGCAAGAGAAAGTCAGAGAAAACAAGTCTAAAATGTTTTCTTTGTGGTATATTTTATATATTTCAGGCTTTAGTAAATCTATGAAGGGTCGTTTATGAAAATCATTGAATACTGAACCTCGCACTGGAGGTGTATCATAAGGAATATACACCGATGGAGTGAATTCATTTTCTGGGACTTTATTGCACCCCGTGTACACATAGCCAGGAAAATCCAAAAGAATGGATTCTACTGCTGGGCGAATGAAGGTTTTACCCCAGATGTTTAAATGAATTTTTTTATTGAAATGATTTTCCAACCAGGTATGACAATCATACATGAACGGACTTTGAAAATCCAATCTATGTTTCATGAAATGTAATGTCAACGATGTTTCTGGATGTTGTTTCAGTAACAAATAGGATAGTAATGTACTATCTGCACCACCAGAAAACAAAACATTAATATGTGTACAGTCTTGTGGTATCTCAATATTCATAAAAT